TTAATAGTTTAGAATGGTTTATAAATAAATATGGTGAACATATGGGTAAAATAAAATATGAAGAATATTCAAAAAAAAGAGTTTCTAATATTTTAAATTTATCATTATCATCATATTCTAAAATATCCCAAGAATTATTTTGGATGATATATGATAATTTAACGGAAGATGAAAAAAAATGTTGTTTTTTTAAAGAATTAAATCGAGAAGTATTTATTAATAGTAATAATAAAACTTATATACCTGATTTTCTGTATAAGAATAAAATAATTGAGTATGATGGTTCATATTGGCATAATGAAGTGAAAGACAATAAAAGAAATTTATTTTACGATAATAATGGTTATAAATTTTTAGTTATAAGTGACAATGATTTTAATCGTCAAAAAAAACCAATAGACATAGTTAATAAATGTATTAATTTTTTAAGGGATGAAAAATAATAATCGTTACGAGATTTTAACACCTGATGGTTTTGTTAAATTTGACGGAATTCAAAAATTAAAGAAAAAAACTAAAGAAATTATTTTCAATAATAATTTAACTTTAAGATGTAGTTTAAATCATATGATATATAATCATGATGGTGATGAAATTTTAGTTAAAAATATTAAAATTAATGATAAAATAAAATCACATGATGGGTTTTTAATTGTGGTTAATATTATTGAACATGATTATGAAACGGATGTGTATGATATTATCAATGCCGGTGAAAATCATTTGTATTATACTAATGGAATAATATCACATAATTGTAATTTTTTAGGTTCAGGTGACAATGTATTTGAATCAAATATGTTACAAAAAATTCGTGAAAATATGATTAAAGAACCCCAAAATAAAATGATGGGTAATTCTTTATGGATATGGAAAGAACCTGAAATTGGTCATAAGTACATTATGGGAGTAGACGTAAGTAGGGGTGATAGTGAAGATTTTAGTACCATACAAATAATAGATTTCGATACTAGAGAACAAGTATTAGAATATATTGGTAAGATACCACCGGACACATTAGCAGAAGTTGTTTATAAATGGGGTAATATGTATTCGGCATTTGTCGTTGTCGATATTACTGGTGGTATGGGAATAACCACCGTTAGAAAATTACAGGAATTAGGTTATAAAAATATGTATGTTGATGGTATTGACCATAGTAATAAATGGAAATACAATTCAAGTGCTGTAGATAAGATACCAGGAATTAATTTTAATAATAAACGAGTTCAAATTATAGCAGCTTTTGAAGAAGCTATGAGACATAATTTTAGGATATATAGTTCAAGATTATTTAATGAAATGAATACCTTTGTTTACATCAATGGAAGACCGGATCATCAAAAAGGTCACCATGATGATTTAATTATGTCAATTTCAATGGCTTTATATGTTGGGGAATCTTCATTTTCCAGTTTGGAAAAAGTTACCGAACAAACTAAAGCAATGTTAGAATCTTGGACGGTATCCAATAATGATTCCATTAAAAATGTAATCGATTTTAACCCCCATTTACCTAACAATGGTTATGATAGAGGTAATAACAATATAAATAAAGATGATTATATGAAATATGGTTGGTTATTCGGAATTAGATAATATTTATATAATAAAAAAATAATGGGTTTAAATAAAAGAAGAAGATCAGGTAATTTAATTGGTGGTAGTAAACTTATAGTACCCGGTGAACCTATATTTAATGTTAAAAAATTTGAAACAACATTTAATAAGAAAGGTTCAACCCCTGATAATTTTAGAGAATTTAAACCATCACCACCACCAATTATTGACACTTTTTATATTCTAACACAAAATATTGAAGTGGTTACGACTCAATCTGGTGATAGGTTAATATGGATTTAGAATATATTACTATTTAAAAATCCGTAAAAATAATTAATTTTTTAATATGGAACAAAATAAAAATAATTTAACTATTTGGCAAAGATTATCTCAAGCGTTTGGGCCAAATTCGTTATTAAATCAAGATTATCCAACTTATAAACTTGATAAAAAAGAATTACTAAAAACTACCGATAAAAAAGAATATGAATTTGAGAAATTACAATCTCAACAATCTATGTATTTATCGGGTCAATGGGCTAAAATTGAGAATAACTTATATACTCAAGCAATATATTACGAACCAACAAGATTAGCTTCGTTCTACGATTACGAGTCAATGGAGTTTACACCTGAAATTGCTACCGCTTTAGATATATATGCGGAAGAATCAACAACTTCAGATCAAGATGGACATATTTTACAAATATATTCAGAATCAAAACGAATAAAAGGAATATTAGCTGATTTGTTTAATAATACTTTAGATATTAACACTAATCTTGCGATGTGGACAAGAAATGTTTGTAAATATGGTGATAACTTCGTATATCTTAAATTAGACCCTGAAAAAGGTATTGTAGGTTGTATGCAATTACCTAATATTGAAATCGAAAGATTGGAAAGGGGTATGGCTACAAAATCAATAAATGCAACTGTAGATCCGAAAGAAAAGGGTTTAAGATTTAACTGGAAAGTTAAAGATATGGAATTTAATAGTTGGGAAATTGCTCACTTTAGATTATTGGGTGATGATAGAAAATTACCATATGGAACATCTATGTTAGAGAAGGCTAGACGAATTTGGAAACAATTAATGTTATCAGAAGATGCTATGTTAATTTATAGAACATCCAGAGCACCAGAAAGAAGAGTATTCAAAGTATTTGTCGGTAATATGGATGATAAAGATGTGGAACCATATGTACAAAGAGTTGCCAATAAATTTAAAAGAGATCAAATAGTTGATAATAAAACAGGAAATGTCGATTTACGATTTAATCAAATGGCGGTAGATCAAGATTATTTTGTTCCCGTTAGAGATCCTGCACAAACAATGCCAATTGAAACATTACCGGGTGCTCAAAATTTATCCGAAATTGCCGATATTGAATATATTCAAAAGAAATTAGTTACAGCATTAAGAGTTCCAAAAGCTTATTTAGGATTTGAGGAAGTTGTTGGTGATGGTAAAAATTTATCATTACAAGATATTCGTTTCGCAAGAACAATACATAAAATTCAAAAAAGTATGATAGCCGAATTAAATAAAATAGCAATTATACATTTATTTTTGTTAGGTTTCGAAGATGAATTACAAAACTTCACATTAGGTCTTACAAATCCATCAAAACAAGCAGATTTATTAATGGTTGATGTATGGAAAGAAAAAGTATTATTATATAAAGATTTAGTTACTGAAATACCTAATACATTAGCACCAACATCAGCAACTTGGGCTAAGAAACATATATTTGGATTCTCAGATGAAGACATTAAATTAGACGTTCAACAAATGAGATTAGAAAGAGCGGTTGCGGCCGAACTTACAAATACACCAACAATTATCACTCACACAGGATTATTTGATAATGTAGATAAATTATATAAAACTAAATCAGGATCTACTGAAACAACACCACCCCCACCATCTGAGGAAGGTATGGGAGGATTATCATCAATGGGTGGTGGAGGAATGGGTACACCCCCTTCAGAACCTGAAGAAGGTGGTGGTCTAGAAGGATTACCTGAAAATAGTGAAAAAAATAATTTAAATATTTTATTAGAAAGTGATAATATATATGGTGACAAATATATAGATTTGTCAAAAGCTAAAAATTCTTTAGGTGATATTGAATCGGAATTAAGTAAATTATTAAGAGATTAATTTTAAAATAAAATAACTTATGAATATTAAAAAAATATCTAAAAATTATTCACCTAGATATAGTAAAATTAGGCGAGTGTGGGTTAATATGTTTAGACCAATTAAAAGAAATAGTGTTAATCCATTATTAATTATTAATCCAGCAACATATCTGATGTTTGTTTGTTTTTTCTCAACATCAATATTAAGTTTTAATGGTTCAGAATATTCTGAGTTACCATTTTTACTTTCTTGGGTTTGGTTATTTATTAGTTTAACATATTTTAATATTTTTCCTTTAACTTGGAAAGAAATGAATGATGTTGAAAAAGTTGAATATAGAGAATTATATGACTTACCTGATGATTGGGAATTATGATATTAAAAATAAATTGAATAATTTATTATGATATAGATATTTATATTGAAAGAAGTTATGAAATTTGGTAATTTAAAATCTAAAATTGAAACGATATTAATAGAATCATATAAAGATAAGTCATTTAAAGATGAAATGTTTATATTTGATCAATTAGTCTTAAAAAACAAAAATATAAATAAATTATATTATCTTTATGATGAATTAAATTCAAATAAAGGTTTAAGTGAATCTGTTGGTAATGAATATATTAATCAAAGTATTATTTTATATGAAAATATCGTTAATAAAATTAACCCAAAACATATAAAAGAAATTGAAATTTGGGTTAGTCATATTCAATGTGAAAATGTTTATTCTCATATAGATACATTATTTTCAAATAACATTAAAGATATTGAAAATAAAATTCATTCAAAAAATATGGTTTTAGAACATATAACTAAATCACCAAGTTCTAAAAACGACATCGTTAAAATTCCGATAAAAACTATGGTTAGTATAGCAAATAAAACTATCACTAATTATATTAATACTTTATCCGAATCTGATCAAAAAGAATTAAAAAATCTTTTGTCATCGGATGAAAATACTTTAAAAGAGGATTATATTTCTTTAAAAGAAAATGTGATTTCTAAATTAGAAACTTTACAAGAAAATGATAAAGATGAGGAAGTAATTGAAAAAATTAACGAAACTATTAATAAGATTAAAAATGAATCTTTTGATAGAATAGGTTATTTTAAATTACAGAAATTAAATGAAAATCTTTAATCATTAACTAAAAAAATAATTAATCATTTTCTTGTAACTCTTATTATATTGGGTAATATAGATTTAAAATTTGATATATTACCCAAATATTACTATCATTTATTAAATAATAATAAACTTAATAATATGATAATAACTCAATGAAAAAAGGAAAAACTTCTCAGTTAAGTGGTTTTAATTCATCTAAAGTCATTTATGGCACCGTGGATTCAAAAGATTTTAAATCACTTTATTTAAATTTACAAACTTGGTTAGAACCAATAAAAGAACCGGAATCGTGGACTAGAATTGTTCTAAATATGAGTAGATCAATAAAACATTCCATTTATAATAATATCGATAGATCATTATTTGATGAAAAATTTATAGTCGATATGGATTTAAGAGTTAGTGGTTTACAAGTTAATAAAAAATCATTTATGAATTTGGAAATTAATTTTTATTTAATTGATGAAATTGATTTTAAAGACATAAAATTAAAGAAAAAATTAAAAACAATTATTAATGGCATCTATGATGATGTGTTAAATAACAACGATTATTTCAAATGTTATCTAACTAAAAATGGTAATTTAAATACAAATAATTTAAAAACCGAAAATGTTTAATATTTATATGTTAATCGAAAGACAATTATAGTGGTGTGTTATGACCAAATAAAAGTACTGGAGGATATAAATGAAAAGTTAAATAGACAATGAATATTAACACAACAAATGAATTGAATAAAAAAATGATTCTTGTAGAATATGATGCTGGTTATATTGATCCGTCAGATAAATATAATCATGAAATAATTAAAGAATCAAAAGACTTTCTTGATCATTCTAAACCATTTGAGTTTTATGCGGTTTTACAAAAATATGATACCCCAAATAGAAATGGTCGAGTATATCCCGAAAAAATATTAAAACGAGAATCTGAAAATTATAAAAAAATGATCGAGAAAGGTATTGCCTTATCGGAATTAAATCATCCTGAATCTTCATTAATTGACTTAGATCGAGTTTCACATATGATTACTGAAGTATGGTGGGAAGGTAATGTTTTAATGGGTAAGTTAAAATTATTAACAAGTCCTGGATTCCACGAAAGAGGTATCGTATCAACTAAAGGTGATATGGCTGCAAACTATTTAAGACAAGGTGTTACTTTAGGTATATCGTCAAGAGGTGTCGGTTCACTTAAAAAAGTTGGTGAACAAAATGAAGTTCAAGAAGATTTTGAATTAATATGTTTCGATTTAGTTTCGTCCCCTTCAACACCCGGTGCTTATTTATTCTTAAATAAAGAAGATAGACACAAATTCGATGAAAACTTAGAAGAGGACAAAAAAATGTCAGTTGAGAGACATGTTGGTGAATCTGGTAATAAATCACTTGACTTAATGAAAAGATTATCCGATTATTTAGGAAAATAAAATAAATTATGGAACAAGGAGAAAAATATTTTGTATCAAAAATTACAACAGATTTAGTGGATATGGAATCCGGTAAAGTTAAAAAAGTAAGAGAAGAAAAATTAGTTAAAGGTTATACTCCAACTGATGTTGAGGCAAAAGTTACCAAACTATACGAATCTTATACTATGGACTGGAGAATTACTTCAATATCTGAAAGTAAAATCGATGAAGTTATTGATTAAAATAATTTAACTTAATTATTAAAAAGGGTGGATATTATATTCATCCTTTTTTTTGTTTTTATTTTTTTTACATAAAAAATATAAAAAAATGGTTTTTTTAAAAATACGGAGTATTTATTAGAAAACTATTTAAAAAAGAATGAGTAAAGAAAAATCATTAGTTGAAGATACTTTTATCCAAATGAAAAATGTGGAAGAAGTTATCGCTGAAAATGCAAAAGGAATACTTGCTTCTACTATGAAGGAAGAAATCAGCTCACTAGTAAAAGAATCTCTTAACGAACAAGATGACGAAGAAGAGATTGATGTTGATTCTGAATTGGAATTACCTATGGGTGATGAAGATGAGGATGATAATGAATTAGAGGATATGATTGACATGGACGACGAAGAAGAGGAAGAACAAGACTTCGATGTTGACATGGATTTCGATATGGACTCTGACGAAGAAGATGATACAATCGACTTAACTATGGCTTCTGATGAAGAAATACTTAAAGTATTCAAAGCTATGAGTGATGAAGATGGTATTATTGTTAAAAAAGATGGTGATATGTTACACTTAACCGACGAAAATGAAGATGACGAATACATCATCCAACTTGGAGAATCTGAAGAAGGTGAAGAAGTTGAAGAATTAGATGAAATGGAAGATGAAGTAATTTACGAATTGGAAATGGATTTTGATGAAGATGATGATTTCGAAGAATTGGATTTTAGTGATGAAGATGATGATTTCGAAGAATTGGATTTTAGTGATGAAGAAGATGAAGACGAATTTATGATGGAATCTGAAAAATCTAATTTTAAACCTAAAGGTGTTGGTATGGGTAACGCATCTAAATTCAAATACGAGAAAAAACCAAATCAAGATAAAGGTTTCGATGTTAAGAAAAAACAAGGAACTAGAGGTGTTGGTATGGGTAAACCTAAATTTGAATATAAAGAAGATAAAGACTTGGGTAAAAACCAAGAAGTTAAAAAAGTTGAAACTAAAGAAGCTTCTAGAACTTTAGCATCGGGTAAAAGATTTGGTAGAAAAGGTTTGGATAAACCTAAAGCCGCACCAAGACACTTGAGAGTTGAATCTACAAACGAAGAGTTAAACTTACTTAGAGAGAAAAATGAAGAATATAGAAAAGCGTTAAATGTGTTCAGAACTAAATTAAATGAAGTTGCAGTTTTTAATTCAAACTTAGCTTACGCAACTCGTTTATTTACAGAACATTCTACAACAAAACAAGAAAAGATTAATATCTTAAGAAGATTTGATGGCGTTGAAACTATTAAAGAATCAAAAAATCTCTATCACACAATTAAAGACGAACTTTCACCAAGTAATACAGGAGAAAATAACCTTACAGAATCTTTTGAAAGAACTGTGATTAAAACACCTACGAGTGGATCGGCAGTTAATTTAATTGAATCTAAAACTTATGAAAATCCTCAATTCTTGAGAATGAAAGATTTGATGTCAAAATTAAAATAAACTTAAATTAAAAATAAAAACAAACAAATGGGAGCATTATTAGAATCAGGTCTTGTTGGTAACATCGGATTAAAACACCTTAAAGTTATCAAAGAAGATACTATTAACAAATGGGAGAAATTAGGATTTTTAGAAGGTCTTAAAGGTCACCTTAAAGAAAACGTAGCACAATTATATGAAAACCAAGCGTCTTTCTTAATTAACGAAGCAACTTCTGAAGGTTCTAACGGAGCATTCGAAACTGTTGTCTTCCCTATCGTACGTCGTGTATTCTCTAAATTATTAGCGAATGACATCGTATCTGTACAAGCAATGAACTTACCAATTGGTAAATTATTCTACTTCGTACCTCGTATTCAAGGATATAACAACCTTACTGAACAAACACCAGCTAATGGATACAATGGTGGTGGTGAACACTACGCACCAATCGGATCTCCAAACGCTATCAATTCAGGAGATAATAATCCAAATCAAGGATATCCAAACGGACCTGGTACATCTTACAAGAAAAATCTTTACGATTTATTTTATGAAGGTGCTGAAGGTCAATTAGATCCTCCAGGATTATTTGACTACTCTAAAGGACAATGGACTGCAGTTACTTCAGATCCTACAGTTCAAGTATGGTCAGGAAGTGAATTAGTTGACGCTGACGGTGCGTTAGATGGATTAAATGTAAGAAAAGTTATCGTTAAACTTTGTGGTTTCGCAAATGCTGGTGTTGGTAAATTAATCGGACCAGATGGTAATGAAATCGATAGTGAAACTTTCTTATCTGATTTAAGAATTTTCGCTAACACTGATTTCGTTTCTACAGGTTCACCTTGTAATGTACTTTTCAACACTAACAGCGATCCAAATTCATTGTTATTCCGTGTTGTAACTCAAATTTATGGTAAAGGTATCGTACAACCTACATCTTCATTATCATCAACTTCATTCCCTTCAACAGGAAATGGTGGTTCTTACAATGATATTTGTGGTCAAGATGGTTGTATCTATTTAGAAGTTGACCTTTCTTGCCCTGTATGTGCTGATTGTAACTCTACATCTTTAGATGGTTACACAGGTACTACTATCGACGCTTTAGGTAATACTGACTTTACAGCAGTTTGGAGACGTTACAAAAACTTAGAATTTGAAGATCAAATTGGTGAAGTTTCTTTCGATTTAGAATCTGTTACAGTATCTGTTTCTGAAAGAAAATTAAGAGCTCAATGGTCACCAGAAATGGCTCAAGATGTTGCGGCATTCCATAACATCGATGCTGAAGCTGAATTAACAGCTTTATTGTCTGAACAAGTTGCTGCTGAAATCGATCGTGAAATTTTACGTGACTTAAGAAAAGGTGCGGCTTGGAACTTACGTTGGGATTATAACGGATGGAGAAGACTTTCTCAAACAACTGGTTATACTCAAAAAGATTGGAACCAAACTTTGATAACAGCAATTAACCAATTGTCAGCTCAAATTCACAAATCTACATTAAGAGGTGGAGCTAACTGGATCGTAGTATCTTCTGAAGTTTCAGCAATTTTTGATGATTTAGAATACTTCCACGTATCAAACGCTTCACCTGAGCAAGATCAATATAATATGGGTATCGAAAGAGTTGGTACTTTAGCAGGTCGTTACCAAGTATTCCGTGATCCTTACTTCCCACCAAACACAATTTTGATGGGTCACAAAGGAACATCATTGTTAGATACAGGTTACATCTACGCACCGTACGTACCTCTACAATTAACACCTACAATGTACAATCCGTTTAACTTCACACCTATTAAAGGTATAATGACGAGATACGCGAAAAAGATGGTAAACAACCGTTTCTACGCACGTATTACAGTTGATGGTGTTCGTACATTCGATTTAAGAGAGTTAAGATAATATCTTAATTATCCTAAAATAATAAAAAAGGGTTAGATTTATTTCTAATCCTTTTTTTTTTATTTATATTAAAAGTTGTTTAGAAATTATTGGATAATAAAGTCCGTTTTATTATATTTGTCGTAAATAGATTTATGAAAAATAAATTAACATCTGAAGATATTTCAAATATTATTACTTTATATAAGTATGAAATACCTAATATTCATAAATTAGCTCAAAAATTTAAAGTAGGTCATAAAAAAATCAGTGAGATATTGATTGAAAATAATGTCACTATAAATAAAAAGGGAGGACAAATAACAATTGGTAATAGTTTTGACATTGGGACAAATAAGACTATAGTTTATTCAACTTCCGATGAATATGAATTAATTGCTAAATGTAAAAAAACTAATACTATTATAAAAGATCCGAATAATTTATCAGGTAAATTAACTAAACACATAATTGATGTGTATGGTGATGTATGGATACCTAAAAATAATTATCAAAGAAAAAAATATGAATCAACAAATCATAAAAAATGGTTTGAAGAATATTTCGATATAATTAAAATTAATACACCCCCAACAAGAAAATGTAAATTATGTGAGTGGGAAACGATTGATATTAACAATAAAACAGGTTGTTTTGAAAATCATATTAAAGAAAAACATATGATTTCAATTAATGAATATTTAAAAAAATTTCCAGAAGATATTAAATTCCATTCAAATTATGTAAAACAAAATGAATTAAATGATTTTTTATCTAAAAAAGAAAATTATGTTATTTGTAATTTATGTGGAGAAAAGATGAAATCTATTACAAATTCTCATTTAAAAAATAAACACAATATAACAACATTAGAATATAAATTAAAATATCCTAATAATAAAATAGTTTCTAATACAATTTCAAATCAATTAAGTAAATTAATAAAGTACACAAATATTAATATGAAACCAACTTGGTCTTCAAAAGGTGAAAATGAAATTAAAGAATTCATCGAGGATTTGGGTTTTAATGTTAGTAAGGGTAAGAATCGTAAATTATTAGATGGTAAAGAAATTGATTTAATTATCGATAATACTAATTTATGTATTGAATATGATGGGTTATATTACCATACCGAAAAGATGGGTAAAAATCAAAACTATCATTTACATAAAACCATTGAATGTAATTCTATTGGTTATAAGTTATTACATATTTTTGAGGATGAGTGGAAAAATAATGAAACTTTAGTTAAGTCAAAATTAAAACATATTTTAAAAGTTAATGATGGTATTAAAATAGGTGGTAGGGATGTTATTTTAAAACATATAAAATCTGATGAAAAATCATTGTTTTTGAAAAAAAATCATATTCAAGGAAATGATAAATCTAATATATTTTATGGTGCTTTTTATAAAGATGAATTGGTTGGTGTTATGACATTCAATACTAAACGAAATATGACTAAAAATAGTGATGGTGAATATGAATTAAGTAGATACGCAACTAAACAAAATTTTATTATACGGGGTTTAGCCACAAAAATATTAAAACATTTTATCAAAGAATATAATCCAACTTCTATTATAAGTTTTGCGGATAGAAGATGGACTATTGATCCTGAGAATAACTTATATACTAATTTAGGGTTTAAGTTAGATTCAATAACAAAACCAACATATTATTACTATAACTCAAAAATAAATAGATATAAGCGATTCCATAAATTTGGTTTTGGTAAAAATAATCTTAAAAAGAGATATCCAAATTTGGATTATACTAAAAGTGAAAAAGAGTTAACATCAGAATTGGGGTATGATAGAATATGGGATTGTGGATTATTCAAATATAAACTAATTATTTGAATATTTATCAGATATGAGTTTAAGGGAAATAATTAAGGAAAGTCTTTTATTAGAAAAAAGAATTGGTCAAATATCCGCTAATTTAGATATAACATTTGGTTTTGATGTGATTACAACCAAACATTCGGTCGATAGATCAACAGGTAGAGATCTTGATGGTTATAATCAAAGGGTTATATCAAATAAAGAAATTATTGAGGTTATTAATCAATTTAAACGAGATATTGCTGAAAAAATAATTAATGATGAAATTAGTGATGGTGATAATTTTGTTATCATATCAAACAAATGGGAGTTGGCTATTCCAATTATTGCTGAAAAAGAATTCGGGCTTTATTGGAAATTAATTGTTAAAACCTTGTTTAGACAATCTGAAAAACATAAAATTTTTACGGGAAAAAACCAAATAGTTTTTGAAAAATAAATAGGGGTTGTATCTGAATCGTTACCTCCCCTATTATATATGATTAATTGTATCTAAATCGTTCCCTTTAATCACACAACAAATATAATTAATTAAAAGTAAATAACAAATATTAAAATAATAATATTTTATGA